ATGGCTCTTACAGACTTCAAGATTCGCGGCGCAAAGCCGGCAGAGAAGCCCTATCGACTGAGCGATGGTGGTGGGCTGTTCCTCGAAATCCGGCCCAACGGATCGAAGCTGTGGCGGTACGCCTATCGCCTCGATTCCAAGCAGCGGCTGCTGGCCATCGGCAGCCTGCAGGACGTGAGCTTGGCGGATGCGCGCGCTGCGATGCGCCAGGCCAAGTCGCAGGTGAAGCTTGGGCAAGATCCAGTGCTGCAACGGAAGATCGCCAAGGCCCGCAGCGAAGAGAGCGCTCTTAACACTGTCGCGGAGAACGCTGAGGACTGGTATGCAAGCGCGGAGAAGGGTTGGTCGGCCTCGCATCGAGATCGGGCAAGGCGCTACCTCGACCAGCGGATCCTGCCAGAGATTGGGAAGTGGCCGATCCGTGAGGTGACGCCTGCTGATGTGCTGAAGCTTCTACGCAAGGCCGAGAAGGCCGGTCCCCACGTGGCCATCGTCACCCGGCAGACGCTGTCGTCGGTGTTCGAGCATGCGATCGTCAACCTGCGCGCCGACGCGGACCCAACACACCCCGTACGCCGCGCGATCAAGAAGCCGCCCGTGACGCACGCTGTGGCGCACTCCGCCGCGACAATGGGCAAGCTGCTCGCTGGCCTGGAGACGTACCCCGGGAATCGTGAGACGGCCATTGCGATTGAGCTACTGGCGCTCACCTTCGTCCGCACCAAGGAGCTGCGGACCGCCAAGTGGGTGAACATTGACTGGGAAGCTGATCCGCCGCTGTTGAAGATCGACGCCGGTGAGATGAAGAAGCGCCGTAAGCACTGGGTGCCGCTGGCCCCGCGCGCTGTCGCGCTCCTCTGTGAACTGCAAGGCATCACCGGCGCCGGAACCTATCTGTTCCCCAATCAGCGGGATCCGAAGAAATCCATGTCACGCGAGGCGGTGAACATGGGCCTGAAGTACCTCGGTATGGATGAGATCTCTGGCCACGACTTCCGCGCGACCGCATCGACCTGGCTTCACGAGGCCGGATACCCGTCGGCCGTGGTAGACATGCAGCTGGCGCACGCCAAGACGAACAAGACCGGCGCGGCCTACAACCACGCCGAGTTTCTGGCCGATAGGATCAAGATGATGGACCGGTGGGCTGATCACCTGGCGAAGCAGAAGCAGCGTCAGTCCCGGCAACCCAAGTCCTGATCACTGATTCCGGCCAGCCGATGGCACGCGGCCCCAGTCGTTTGCAGGCGGGGAACGTGCCATTGCGCATGCCGCGGCGGATCGAGGATTCGGAAAGAGCAGTGATCTTCACAACGACGGGCATTTTCAGAATGGGATCGATGTTTTCAGCGGACATTGTTGCTCCCGGAAGCGTGTTTCGGAGTTCTTGAGGTCAGCCCCAACTGGAACTGCAGGACGTTGTTGGCCGTCGCAGCCACTGCGGCCGGCCGCGCGCTGCGCTCGGGACGGTTGAGCCGTCGCCACGCTGCGATGGCCTTGTCGGGATCGGCATGCTTGCTGGTCGACCTGCAGGCGCATTCGACCAGGTGGCCACCGCCGGCGGAGGCGCAGCGCTTGTCGTGGATGTGGCGCACGCGGTGTCCGGCGGCGCAGTTCGGCAACCCTTCCGGGTGGCTGATATGTTCCTGGGTCATGTGTCAGCTCCGTTGGAAACGAGGGGAATGGCTAGCGCTACACTGGGGTGCATGAGTCAATATGCGAATTCGACGCATGCGGAGTTGTGGCTCCGCGCCAAGGCTGAGGCGGGCGCTCTGCGACAAAGCGCTGACGTTCAGGACTTGGTATTGGCCAAGAGGCCGACGACGCATTGGCAGCGGCAGCAGATCCGTGCGGCCATGGCTCCTGGCGCTGACCGATCGCTGGCCGACCTTTTGGATGCGCTGGCCAGGCAGGTTCACCACGGTGAGCACCTGGAGGGCGACGCCGCGCAACAGCTTCTGGAGCCGGGCGCGACGCTGCTGACTGTGTTCGGCCCTCGGCTCGCGAATGGGCATAGGAATGCTCGCCACCAGGTCGTTCTGGAAGCGGCAAACCTGGTGCTTCGGACGCGAGCGAAGGAATGGCTCAATGCGGGAAAGCCCGGGGAGACCCGGCATGATCGAGCTATTGCCAGCAATCGCGGCCTGGCGGCCGTGCTGGGCGAGCTTGAGGCGGAGCGGAAGCGCTAGAGCGGTCATGCGAACAGGTCCAGTTGGGCCGGCAACGGCGGCGGCAGGGTGTGGGTGGGCGGTGGCACCGCAGCAGCACGGCGTGGCTTTGCCGCAGGCGGTGCACGGTGCACCAACTGAAGGTAGTCGCCGTCTCCGCGCATCTGCCAGGGGCGCCCCTTGATCGGGCAAACGTCGTGGTAGCCCGCGTCGTAGTGGGTGGCGGGCGGCCCTTCGCGATACCTGAGCTGCACTTGGTAGTGCGATCGACCGGCGAACTTTGCCGGTTCGAGGTGTGGACCCGTCACGCTCTTGACGGTGAACAGCGGAAAGCACCGACTCCAGTTTATGTCGTCGCCCGGCTGATCGGGTTGGCCATAATCAGCCCTGGGCTCGTCCTTGTACCAAGCCCAGACCTTGTCACCGACCTTGAACGGCTGCAGATCTTCAGTATCTGCATGGGTGCGATATGGAAGCGGCGGGAACAGGTCGCGGATTGAGTACCAGTACCCACGACCGTTCATATCGCTCAGCTGCGTCATCGGGAAGAGGGCGACCACGATGACGCCACCGCGCATCAGATAGAACGCACGCCCGCATGGCGACGGACCTCCCTCGATGCTGGATAGGATGGTTTGACGCGACCATCCCTTGGCCAGCCTCCGAGAAACGATGCCGTCGGCGATCTTGAACGCTAGGTCTTGATCGATGACGCCTTTGCCTTTCCCTGGTGCAGCGGTGAGCAGCTGGTCAGCCATTGTTGAGGCCATTGGGAGTAGTGGGTGCCTTGTGTATGCTCAGGAATGAGAGGTTTTGTTGAAGGGGTAGTGCATGGCAGAAGAAATCCGCTGGTACGAGAATTGGAACTTCAAGGTCAGAGCGCGTGATGTAACCGTTCGAGTTGCGTTGGATGGCCCCGGAAAAGGCTCGCTTACTGGCTTCCAAGTGATCTACGGACCGAGTCAGATTGGCCTGGACATTCCGGTGACTTCCCGCGAAGACGCGCGAAACAAAGTTGAAGCGCTGCTTTGCGAGCTGATGGGGAGAGATTGGTGTTGAGATGAGCAGCTGGTCAGCCATGGGCGGGCTCCTTCATGAAGCAGATCCAGTGGGTTCCGGCGCGCTTGCCGGACGGATGCCCGAACAGCGGGCGAGCGTCGGTCAGCGCCAGCACGTCGCGCGTGGCCACCTGCACCTCCGACCATTTGAAGATCAGCACGCCTTCGGGGCGAAGCACCCGGAAACACTCCGCGAACCCGGCGCGCAGATCCTCGCGCCAGTCGTTGCCGAGCTTCCCGTACTTGACGGCAAGCCAACTTCCGTTGCCCGCACGCACCAGGTGCGGCGGATCGAACACCACCAGCGGGAACGATCCGTCCGCGAAGGGCGGGGCGCGGAAGTCCAGCAGGCAGTCCGGATGGATGGACAGGACGCGCGTGCCGTCTGCGCGATGGGTGCGGTCGATCACCGTGATGGTTTCGTGCCGCTGGTCGCCAAACAGGGCGCGCTGGTCACTGGGGTCGAACCACATCATGCGGCTGCCACAGCACGGGTCCAGAACGGCCGGGAGAGCGTCACCCATTGCCCACCGCCTGGCTGTCGAGGACGCGCCGCGCAGCCTGCAGGTCTACGTCGTTGGCTTCCATCACATCGACCGGATCGCAGGTGCCGCCAAGATCCCTGATTCGATCCCGGCCAGATTCCAGCAGGCGGACGTAGGCTCGATACAGTGCCTTGAAGTCGCCCAGGTCCACGGCCTGCGCGGGCTTGTACTCCTCCGCCGCCTCGATGGCGTTCTGCCAAGGGCAGTTGGCACTGCTGTGCTCACCGATATCCACGCCAGTGATGGCTGCGATGCGGGCGGCCAGCTCGTCGGCTACTTCTTCGCAGCGGTCGCGCTGGTCGATGGTCTCGCTATGGGAGCGTTCTTCTGCGAGCAGCGCAGCCTGATAGTCCACGGCCTGCGCGGGCGCTTCATACGTCGCAAGCTGCAACTCCAATGCGGCAATCTTGACTTTGGCGCGTGCAAGCTCCACTGCCTGCGCGGGCGGGGCGGCGTAGAGGTAGTGCAGCGTGTGACCGTGGCGCTCTGCCCACGCGATTGCTTCCGCGCCCGGGTTCCCGCCGAATGTGACCGGCCCAGCCTCGCCGGTGTCAGAGAAACCGTAGTACCAAGCCACCGGCTCCCCCACCGGCTGGCGGGCGGCGAGTGCTGCGATAGCTGCGTCCAGTGCCTGCTTCTGATTGACCGATGGGACGAGCCGCCGCAGTTCTGCCAGCTCTTCAATAATGAAGAGCACATCCTGACCACCCGGGGAGGGCTGGGCGGAGAGGGCGGACTCGATGGCACGGCCAGCTTCCTCGGCGCCGGCCACGCCCTTTGAGTATGCGAAGGCCACAAACGGGAGAGCGGCGCGCGCTGCATCAACCAGATCCCCGACTTGCACCGGATTCTCCGTCAGGAAGATCAGGCGCTGCCCTTCCTCCGGGTAATGATTCAGCTCAGCGATCTCGCGTGCACCGCATAGCTTCGGCATCTTGTTCGGGTACTGGGTGGCCCAGCCGGTCCAGCCATCCCCCAGCCTCACCATCCCACCGGGCTGCACGTCCGCCAGGGTCTTTTTGTCGGTGGTCATGCCTGCATGTCCTTGCTGTTGGTGGAGCGCGCGCTGTGCGCGGCGAGGTGTTCCCAGCGTTCGACCTCGCCGATGTAGTGAGCGGCGCGCTCCTCCCGCTCTGCCTCGGTGAACTGCACGTCGTGCAGCGCGTGTTCGGCGGCGGCGCGGTTGGCCGCTGCCATGCGGGCTGGGTCGTGATCGAAGATGTCGAGCTGGTTACGCACGCTGGACTCCTGGAATGGGTTGCCGGCTGTTGGAACCCGGCCGGCGCGGGTTCCCTGCGCTACAGGGGGAGAGCGCAGGGCAGGGGGTCAGTGGGTGTCGTCGGCGGGCAGCGGTGTGCGCGCTCGCTCTGCCGAGCGCTGGCGCATTTCGTCGCGGAACGCGGGCCAGTTGCGCCGCAGGTCGCGCACGCCGCACCAGGTGAAGAAGACAACGCCAGCACCAAAGGGCGGGAGGAGGGAGCCGGCATCGGTGTAGATGGCGCGCGCGAGCAGCGCCAGCAGGAGGGCGACGACGACGGCGCAGTAGAAGGGCAGGGCCAGGTGGCGCATTACTCGCTCTCCCTGACCAGGCCGTAGTCGGCGAACCGGTGGAAGCTGGGGTTGTCCACTTCCCAGTAGACGGCACTGTCCGCGCTACGCACCCACGCCCCGGTAAGCTCCGCCAGCTCGGCCTTCTTCTCGGCGGAAACGCTAGTCAGGAACGCGTCTGCGGCCTCGCCGACGATCTGGAACATGGCGTCCTGCAGCTGGTCGATCAGGTGGTCAACATCGACCAAGCGGCTGGCATCGACATAGTTGTTCTCGCCGACATTCACGCCCTCGGCGTCGACCCCGCTGTCAAAAGCGTCCTGCACGGCCTCATCGATCGAACCAAAGTCGCCGGTGTAGGTGTCGCAGTTGCTGGACCAGCTGTAGGTGGGCTTATCCATTGCTCTGTTCCTTCTGGAGGGTGGTCATTCGGGTGATCGTTCCGTCGGCCGCGACCTCGGCCACGACGGTTGTGTCGGTGCCGGCGGCCAGGTCGAGGCCGATACGGATTGGCGGGGTGATGGGCGGGATGCCGACGGCCATGGCGGCGAAGAAGTCGGGATCGGTCATTCGGCACCAGCCATGGCGCGTAGGCTGGGCCGCCCGGCGACCTCTACGGATGGATAGAAGACGCGGTGCTTTCCGGTTTTGAGGTTCCTTGTCCGGATGCTGACCGAGGCCCAGGGCTCGCCATCGATGCCGATGTGCAGATCCACGGCCGTGCTGACGATCAGCGCCACGCGTTCGACAACGGGATGGCCGTAGCGCTGGGAACGGACGATGCAGCTGGCGCCGGGGGGATAGTCATCCTGTGCGACACCGAATGCCTCGCGGGCGGCCCGCTCCAAAGCCGACAGTGCTGTGTCGAGCTGCGGCAGCTCGTTTCTATACTTGCGGCTCATGCAGCACCGCCTTTGCCACGCGCCAGGGCGCGTTGGCAGCGAGGGCAGGTCACAGGATGCGATTCGCAGGCGGTCCAGCCCACGGAACGGCGCCCTGGCGCTGCCCCGCATAGGGCCTTGCCGGTGGCTTCGACATATCCACCATGACGCCGCACCTGCGCGGACGGGATCGCATGCAGGTTGGTGCCCTGTCCCCGCTCGAGGCCGTTTGCACAGCGGCCGGCCAGCTTCGCCGCCAGCACTTCAGCAGCGGCGCTCATGCAGCACCGCCTTTGGCGCGCGCTGCACGGCGGACGGCGGCGACTACGCCTGCAGCGCTCTGGCCGTGCCGCAGGACGGCATTGGCGGCGATGCTGGAGGCGATGACGACCTGGTAGGGGAGGAGGCCCCAGCGGCGCCCGGCGCGGGCGACGATGCCTGCGGCGGCGGCCGCGCGCTGAGCGTTGGAGTGGCGGGCGAGGGTAGCGCTCATGCGGCGGCGCCCTGCTGCGCGGCGCGCAGCTGCTTGGCGGCTTCCAGCAGCTGGCCGGCATAGTGCTCGGCTTCGTCAGCGGACTGAAGGAGGCGGGCAGCGCCCAGGTCGGAAACCACCTTGGCGTTGAGGCTGTCGGCGGCGACGGTTGGCGTCGACTGGCGGACGCCGAGGGAAAGGGTGGCCATGCTGATCTCCTGCGCCTGGCCCCGGGATGGGGTGATGTTGGGCGACAGGATGTAGACTACGGAATACCGTAATACCTTGTCAAACGGAATTCCGTAGAAAATTATGAACCTACGGAATTGGGTTCATGAATGGCTCGTCCGCCCCTGCAAGTGACACGGCTGAGCCAGGCTGGGATGCTGCTCCTTGGGCAGTAGTAGCAGTACTAATGACTGCAATAGGCACACACCTATATGATTCGGCTGCCCAGGACGGGCGGACGACAGGGGAATGGCTTGAGTAAGGTGACGATGAAGCACGTGCAGCACCCCGCGTTTACCAGCGCCATGGCGACTGGAATCGCGCTGGCTGGCCCTAGCCCGGACGGATATGTGCATATCCAGTACTGGCGCGAGGGTCTGCGCATGCTGCAGGAGAATTTCGAGCAAGAGATCTTTGTTCAAGACGGAATTCAGGTCGCTCGCCTTAAGGCCGAGGGCAACGAAACGGAGGCCTTCCGGGAGGACGTTGCAACGGTTCTCATCCCAGTGGCTAAGTTCGACGAATTCTGCGACGCGATGTGCAAGATGCGGGACTCACTTAAGCAGTCCCTAGCGGCGCGTGAAGCCGCAATAGCCAAGCACGGCACGGAACCTTAACGGTGTCCGGCGTAGACAAGGCTGGTGGTCTGGACTTCGTTGTTCAGTTTCCAGCAGCCATCGTGTCGTCTTCTCCGGACGGGCTGAGAACGGTAGTTGTTAGAGTAAGCCCGTCGGCCCCCATTCTGAAGACGTTGGAAACACCCGTGTCGAGTTCGGGTCCGCAACCTATGACTGATTTTTCAAAGTTCGACGACCGTCTCCGTGCGGTCGAAATCGATGTTGCGACGATCAAGGAGCGCATCACTCATATGCCTACTACCGTGAAGATGTGGGTGGCGATAGCCTCCATCACGATTCCGGTGGGAGCGGCCGTTGTGGGTATCTTGAGCTGGGTTCTTCAGAACATGCTGGAACCGCTATTGAAGGCTGCGACGTAATCGCCTTGCTTGTCGCTGGGAAGAAAGCCCCGCTCCGGCGGGGCTTTTTTGTTGTCCCAGATTGGGACGATAGTGGCAGCCTGTTGCGACCTCAGAACTTCCGCAGCCCTGCGTGGATCAGCGCCTTGCCAAGGATGCTCACATCGCCAGGATCCGGCCTATAGGCTGGGAAGTCGGTGTTGACACTTACAACGTAGAGACCGTCGCCACGCTTCTGCAGCATCTTGATCTGGGTCTCGCCCCCGATGTTGATCAGGTAGTAGTCGTCGCCGTCGAAGTAGTTGCAGCTGGTATCGATCCAGACAATGTCGCCGTCTTCGAGCTTGGGCCGCATCGATGGCCCGCGGCCGGTGATGATCTGGATCCTGCCAGGCTTAGGTAGGTATCCGAGCTTCCGGCGGACCTCCCACTCGGCGACCTCGATGGTCTTCACTACCTCCGGGTAGTCCTGGTTGACCAGCCCTGCACCCATCCCTGCACCCCCTTCAAACAAGTCGAAGCGAACATAGCCCGGGGGCGTCTCAGTCTCCGAGAACGATGCGACTGGAGCCCCACGGTCACCCTTGGGGCCGCGTCCGGTTTCCAGCCAATCGGCATGGACACCGAGTCGAGCGGCGATCTTGTGTAGGGCGGTGCTGGACTTCGATAGGCCCAATTCAAGATTGGAAAGGGTGGTCGGCGCGATGCCGGCGAACTTTGCCAGTTCCCCGCGACTGATCCCCTGGGCTTCGCGCTCTGCGCGAATTCTTGTGCCGATAGTCTCCATCCCATCATTTGAACGGAACTCCGTAACGGAATGCCGTTGACTTGATGCTACGGAATACCGTAGTGTGGCCGGCATGGACAAATCTTGGGCTTCCATCATTGGTGAGCTTCAGTCGGTGGGTATGACGTATGCCCAGATCGGCGAGGCGATCGGCGCAGCTGGGTCGACCGTGGGTGATCTCGCCACGGGACGATCACAGTCGCCTCGAGCGGCGAGTGCCTTTGCGTTGCTTAAGTTGCATTCGAGCAGGTTCCTCCAGGGCAGTCCGGCTGAAGGTTCAACCCTTCGCCAGTTGGTCGACAGCCGCATGAACAAGCGCGCGCTGCGCGCCCGGCTCGGCCTCGCAAACGACAAGCACCTCGCGACCTTGCTCCAGCTTCCCGTAGCTGAGGTCGAGGCTTGGCCGGAAGAGGGCGTTTTGCCGGCACTGCCGCAGATCCAGCGCCTGCTCGGCGGCGAGGTGAAGCCGCCCGATCCCGTAGCACCTACCGATTTCGACCATGACCGAATTGTCCCGGTCGATGCGGCCTGACGTGTCGCGCGCTGTAGCAGTTCGTTCCACAACTTCCTCCTGAACTTCTCATACGGATATGTACGCAGATCCTTCGAACCTTCGTGACAACCCGATCAAGGTCCGGTTCAACGACACGGAAAAGGCATTGATCGATGCGGCGGCGAACTTCAACGGGCGCCAGCCTGCGGTGTTCGTTCGTGACTTGGTGCTGGCCGGCCTCGCCGCGCTGGAACAGCGTAGCCCCGACCGTGATGTGGCCTGAAGGACCCAAAGAGTCCCTGGGGAGGGTCCATGGAAATTCAGCTGTCGCGCGATCAGCGAAAGCTGCTTGATCAATACGCGGCCTCGCTGGGGATCACTCCTGAGGAGGCCGCAACAGAGCTGGCACGCGGCGAACTTGGGCGCCGCTACCGGCTCCCGAGAACCAACGGCGAAGTAGTCCCTTTTCAGGGACTGAAACGGCCCGAAGACCCTACGAGGTAGTACCGATGAGCAGCACGCTCGCGCGCTCCACCGATCCGCACACCAGCCATGCCGCTGCTGCCGAACTTGTCGCCAGCGGCGCGCTACGCGTCCAACACGCCAAGGCTGAGGCTGCGGTGATCCGCCATCCAGGCCAGAGCAGCCTGCACCTGTCGACGCTGACTGGCCTCGATCGCCATATGTTGGGTCGCCGACTGCCTGAGCTGGCCCGCGAGGGACGCATTTGGCGCGGCCCAACCGCGCCGTGCGCAACCACGGGCAAGCCTGCATGCACCTGGTGGCCGGTTGCGCCGGGCGAGAACCTGACGCTGGGGCTCTGACATGTCGACCATCATCATGTCTCAGTGCTGGCCGCTACAGGGCCTGAGCGTCACGCAGAAGGCGGTGCTGATCTCGTTGGCTGATCAGGCGAACGACGACGGCGTGTGCTGGCCGGCGGTGGGCACCATCGCCGCGCGCTGCTGCATGTCGGCGCGCGCTGTGCGCACGGCAATGGATCATCTGGAGGCCGTTGGCCTGCTGACCCGTGACCGCCGGTTCAACAGCAGCACGGTCTACAGGGTCACTCCGGCCAACTTCGACAAGGCCGCTGCGCCGTCGAAGGCTGGCCGCAAGTCTGGAAAAGCAGGTACTGCACCGGGCGCAGGGGCTGCGCCCCATGCAGGGGGTGCGCCCGATGCAGGGGGGGATGCGCCCCATGCAGGGGGTGCGCCCGATGCAGGGGGGGATGCGCCCCATGCAGGGGGGGATGCACCGGGCGCAGGTCTGGGGGTGCGCCCCGTGCCGCCTAACCGTCATATAACCCTCAATGAACCGTCAGGAGAACCGTCATTTCCGGCGGGCCTGCCGGCCGCGCCGCCGGCGGCGGATTCCGAGACCGACCTGCAGGCAGCGTGCAGAGCCACCTGGGCGGCCTACGCCAGCGCTTACCGCGACCGCCATGGTGTGGCGCCGGTGCGCAACGCGAAGGTCAACGCCAACGTCCGGCAGATCGTGCAGCGGCTCGGCCACAGCGAGGCGCCGCTGGTGGCCGCGTGGTTCCTGACTGTCAACGAGCGCTACGTGGTGCAGAACATGCACGACCTGGGCGCGCTGCTGGCGAAGTGCGAGGCATACCGCACGCAGTGGGCCACCGGTCGGCAGGTGACCGAGGAAGCCGCCCGGCAGACGGACAAGACCCAGACCAACCTGGGCGCCGCCGACGCCGCCAAGGCGCTGCTGGCACAGAGGAGGGCGGCACATGCTGGGTAATCAGGAGCAGGATCGGCTAGTCGATCTGCTGGTGGCCACCGCCGAGGTGATTGGCGACCAGCTCAGCCCGAACGCCGCCGCCTACATGGTTTCGGATCTGGCGCAGTACCCGCTGCCGATGCTGGAGCGCGCGCTGGCGGCCTGCCGCCGAGAGCTGAAGGCGCGGCTTTCGCTGGCGGCGATCCTTGAACGCATCGAGGACGGCCACCCGGCACCGAATGAGGCTTGGGCCAACGCGATCCGTGCCGCCGACGAAGGTGCGACCGTGGTGTGGACTGAGCAGACCCGAGATGCGTGGGCGGCGGCGCTGCCGCTGGTGCAGGCGGGCGACAAGATCGCTGCCCGGCCGGCATTCCTGGAGGTCTACACCCGGTTGGTGAAGGAAGCGCGCGCTGCGCACCGGGGCGCCACCTATCAGCTGTCCCTTGGCGGCGACGTGTCCGGTCGGGATAGCGTCCTGCGCGAGGCGGTGGCCGCTGGCCAGCTCATGAAGGAGCAGGTGGAGGAGTACTTGGCCCTTCCGCCCGCCACTCCGGCCTTCGACCCGGTGGCGCTGCTGGCCGGAACCGTTGAGGCATCGCCGACCGCGGACGAACGGACCCGTTCGCGCCTGGCTGAGGTCGTCGCGCTGCTGGAGGGCAAAGCCGCATGAGCCCCGATCACTTCAACGTCGAAGTGCGCCCTGTGAGCGAGCCGGTGGCCGAGGCGGGCTGGTATCTGGCCTACGGCTACGGAATCAAGCCGCTGGTGGTCTACGCGACGCGCGGGATGACTGTCTGGCGCGACGGCATGCGGCGGATCCCGATCACCCGCTACGCCGGCCCGATCCCGGAGCTGCGCTGATGTGGTCGAACGCACCGCCGCCGACCGAGGCGGAGGCAGCACGCATCGAACTGGCGAAGACCGGGCCGTGCATGGCATGCCTCGTTCGCTACGCGCAGGGCCTGATGGCGAAGAAGCACGTGATCTACGGCTGCGAATACAACCACGCCAAGTCGGGAAACATCCGGCGCGGCCATTTCTTCGGCTATGCGTTGTGCCAATGGCATCACCAGCGATACCGCAGCGAACACATGACGCAGAAGCAAATGGTGGCCCGCTGGGGCCCACCCCTGCACTGGTCCAAGAGATTCCACGAGGCGTTCGGATCGGACGACGACCTGATCGCACAGCAGACCTACATCAACGAACTGAGGGCGGCAGCATGAAGAAGACGAAGACCTTGGCGCCGAGGCTGAACCCGCAACGCGCACCACGCGAGCGGCGGATGGACCACAACACGGTATCCCGGCCCAAGCGAGCCAAGGCACGTGTGCTCGCCGATGGCCCGGCCGAGACGGTGGAGCAGTTCGAGGCCCGCGGCGGGCAGGTGCAGCGCCTGACGGCCAGCTGGGAGCAGCGAGCATGAGCATCCGCCAGGAAATCAACAAGGCGTTCACCGATGCCGAGGCTCGCCGGCGCGAGGTCATGTACACCGGCAGCATCGCTAAACGCATTGGGCAGCCGACCAAGGTAGTGCTCAAGGAGATGAGGGAGCTGGAGTTGGACGGAGCGGTTGTTCGTGTCCCCAGCTACTGCGCCGTCAACAACCTGGCATGGATGCGTGTGATCGATTTCGGAGGTGCAGCGTGACCGCGCCCACATTCTGGAGGCCAATCGCCGAGGCGCCGCAGGACGGTACACGGCTGATGCTGTGGGACTCGGTGAGCAAGCGGCCAGTGTTCGGCAGCTGGCGGGGTGACAACCCGGCGATCACGCACTATGCGGCCGAGCCGGCCGGCCCGGAGGTGCGCTGATGGACGCCATCGAGAAGCGGGCGCGGGAGCTGCTGGACGCTGAGCTGCGAAAGCTTGGGCTGCATGAGGACGCCTATCACGTTGGATGCGGTGCTGACCTCGACAGGAACGATCAGGCCGCGATCCACGCCATCATCGCCGCCCTCAGGCCGCCCGAGGAACCGGATCAGGCGCTGCTGGTGAGCATGGCGATGCTCGTCTACCACGGGTTCGGCCTGCTGGCGCCAGAACAGAAGCAGTCCCAGCTGCGCGAAATGCGCAAGCTGTGGGACGAAGTCATGGGCCGAGGCTACTACTCGCCCGCCAACCGGGAGCGCTACGTCGCCATGCTCGCCGCTCGCCCGGAGGTGCCTACCTGATGGGACAGCGAGAGAGGGCCTCAATAGGGCCGCAGCAAATCACCACCTGGCGCGATCGCGCGCTGCACGAGCAAACCACCAAGGGGAAGGCGCATGGGAATGAACGAGGCACGCGAACTGCTGTCGAGCCGGACGGGACCGAGGGCACTGAGCTTCGACGGAAGCATTGGTGGACCGAGCACTGAGGAAATTCTGGCCGCCCTGGCGTACGTCCCGGCCGGCCTTGGGCGCGAGTTGCTGGAGGCGCTGTGGTGGCCGGAGAGTGGCCAGCGGAGGCGCGAGCAGTTGCGCCAGGCGGTTGTCTCCCTGGTCGCGCCCGAGTTCACCCGCCAGATGCACGCCCTTGCCGATGCCCGGACTGACTACGGCATCGCCAAAGCCAGCATGGGCTGGTGCGGTGGTTCGGTTACCGAGGCGCAGAGGCGGGAGCTGGTCCGTACCGAGAAAGCGCTGGAAGATGCGCGCGCTGCCGCCTGGCCGAACAACACGATGGAGCAGCTTGGGGTGCTGGCCGGGGCGGTGATCGAAGAGATGGCGGGGGCATGCGAGTGTTCCCACTGCGGAGGCAAGAAGGCTCTTCCCAACCCTTCGGTCTCGGGAATCGTGAGCTGCGACAGCTGCGGGGGGAGTGGCTTCGATCCGCTCAGTGGCCGAAAACGTGCGGCCGCTATCGGTGCCGATTGGTCTGCCTACAGCCGTTTCTGGCGACCGGTCTATGAATGGATGCTTTTCAGCTTCCGCGCAGCGGAAGCGCGCGCTGTCAGGCAGTTCAACAAGGCCCTCACCAAAGCCGCATAGCGATGACTTCCTAGGTCATCGGAAAAGGCGGCAATCTTGCCACCATCCAATCGCAAGCCCCGGCCCAGCCGGGGCTTTTTCTTTGCCCGGAGAAGCTATGGCGCAGATCACTCCCCAACAGGCTGGCGGCGTGAACGTCGTGGCCTTCCTCGACATGCTGGCGTGGTCCGAAGGTACGGACAACGGCAAGCAGGCCACCAAGGACCGCGGCTATGACGTGATCGTTGGCGGGCAGTTGTTCAAGAGCTACGCCGACCATCCGCGCGTGGTGGTGGATCTGCCGCGGCTGAAGATCCAGTCCACTGCAGCCGGCCGCTACCAGCTGCTGCGCCGCTACTACGACGCCTACAAGAAGACGCTCGGCCTGAAGGATTTCTCGCCGCTGAGCCAGGACTTGATCGCGCTGCAGCAGATCCGGGAGCGCCGCGCGCTGCCGCTGATCCAGGCGGGCGAGATCGAGGAAGCCATCAAGGCCGTCCGCAAGATCTGGGCGAGCCTGCCAGGCGCCGGCTACGGCCAGCACGAACACAAGCTGGCCGACCTGCTGGCGGTTTACCGCAAGGCCGGCGGGACGGTGGCGCCATGATCGGGGTCGACGTGGATTGGCAGGCAATCGGCACCGCCGTCGGCGGCCTGATGGTTGGGGCTGGCGGTGTGGCGCTGTGGTGGCGCAAGCAGTTCGTAGAGACAGCCAGGGAAGGGGCCGAGGTCAACGTGATCCAGCTGATGCGCGAGGAAGTGACACGGCTGGGCGAACGGGTTGGCCGCATGGAGGCCAGGGAGCTGCGGCTCATCCGTCACATCTACCGGCTCGAAGGGCTGATGCGTGCGGCCGGCTTGGAGCCGCCGCCGTTTGACCCGGACAGCGACACGATCAGAGCAGGAGGTTCGGAATGAACGACAAATGGAATCCGCGCCTGTGGCTGCGGGACTGGTTGAATAAGCCTTCGAAGGCAGAAAGGAGGGCCAAAGATACTCATTCGGCCCTCATGGATCTATGCAAAGAGACGAGCCTTACGGATCCCATCCGACAGTTGCTGAAATGACCTTTTCAGCTTTGTCGCGCATAGCGGCATATTTGGCTTTGCCGATGGCGTGTGCGGATGAGGCGGAATCGCCTTCAAGTGACTCAGCGGCCTTGTAGAAGAGGTTCTCCTCTTCCTTCATCAAGTGGTCGATAGCGATCCGGAACTTGTGAGGCTCTGGATGCGTGGTAATCAGCGCGGATAGCAACAGCTCGAGTGCGCGTTGTTTCCCTTGGGCCTCAAATCCTGTCAAGAAGCTCTTCTCGTCAAAACCAACAATCTCAGTCATTTCGCCCTCCTTGGGCTGTGTCGGTAGCACGCACAGCGTACCCCAGGGAGGGCGACCCATTTATGTAGGTGCCCAATGCTGGACCCACTACGCCCTTACGCCGACCTGCTCAAGCTGCTGGCGGTCCTGGCGCTGGTCGGCGGCTTGTTCGTTACGGGCTGCCAGCACGGCAGCGACCACCAGGCTGCCAAGGATCAGGAAACCATCGCCAAGGCCGACAACGCGCGCGCTGCCGCAGAGGCTGACGCTGCAGAGAACCTTCGTGCGGCCAACGCCTGCGGCCTCCTGCTGGAGGACGTGAACCGGCAGACGCAGGCATCGATCGATGCTGCCGCGCGTCAGAGGGCGGCAGCCGATGAAGCTGCGCGCCAGGCGGAAGCGGCGGCAGCCGAGAGCAAGCGCCGAGCCGACAAGGCTGAGCAGGCGCTGCAGGCCGCCAAGAGCAAGCCGGCATGCCGGTCCCAACTGGAGATGGCCCTATGCGCCGACATACCGCTGCTTTGATGCTGGTCGCTGCGCTGCCGCTGTGCGGGTTTGGCAGCTGCAGCAAGGCTGCCAAACCGGACATTCCCAAGGTGGTGTACGTCACGGTGGAGAAGCCGGTGGCGCCGCCCGCTGCGTTGACCCGGCAGTGCCCGATCACTCGGGCACAGGATCGGACCGTTGAACAGGTGGTGTCCGCCTACAACGCCAACATTCTGAGCCTGCAGCAGTGCAACAAGCAGCTGGGCGAGATCCGGCAGTTGCAGGCTGATTGAAGCGCGAATCGCGCCTATCACATCTGCGGCAGAAAGTCTTTGAAACTGGTTACCAAGACATTGGAACCAGTGAAGTCAAACCTAACGAGGCCCCGTCTGGATGTGACCCAGCGGGGCCTCAGCGTTTCAGCGCGGCCTAGGTTCGCTACCGAACGTCCGTCGTCCTGCCCGATGGGCTGGCCGCGCTTCCTGTTCAGGCAGATCCAGAAGGAGCAGGTATGTCCAACATCATCAACCTCGACTTCAAGGGGAGTGCCGTTCGCTTTACCGACGACGGCTGGTTCCATGCAACGTCGGCCGCCGATCGCTTCGGTAAGCGTCTGCAGAACTACCTGGACAACGTGGACACCAAGGAATACATGGCAGCGCTCTGTGTAGCCCTAAATCACTCCAAAGAGAGTGATTTAATCCGGGCGACCCGAGGCAGGGCCGGTGGCACTTGGTTCCACCCGAAGCTGGCGGTTCACTTCGCGCGCTGGCTGAGCACCGAGTTCGCAGTCTGGTGCGACCTCCAGATCGACGAACTGCTGCGCACTGGCCAGCGGCGGGCTATGACGGTCTGGCAGCAGCTCCAAGCCGCCCAGGTGGCGGAGAAGGACTCGGCTGCCAAGGGCTCCTATGGTTCGCGCCTGATGAACGACCGTAAGCGCGAGAAGGCTGGGCTGCAGCGGGAGTTGGCCAGGCTGGAGGCACAGGTGGTCATCCCGCTGTTCCCGAACGAGGCCGCGGCATGAATTGGATTGAGGGATTGGTGTGCATCGCGGCCATCATCGGCCTGTGCGTCATCGTGGATGCCGTCTGCGCCACGGTACGGTACTGGTGCGGGGAGCGACAGCGGCGCTACTACCCGATGCCGGCGCCGCCGGAACGCAGCCCGACCGCTCCACCAGGAGAGGAATAATGGCCGGCCAGGTTGGAGCAGGGCGCCGTATGCTGGCGCTGGGAAGGCTTAAGGCGGGAGCGCTCAACAAGACTGAAGCCGCCTATGCCGAGCGCCTGCGCGCGCTGGAGGCATCTGGCCAGATCCTCTGGCATAAGTTCGAGGGCATGAAGCTGCGCTTGGCTGACAACACGTTTTACACCCCGGACTTTGCAGTCATGGCTGCCGACGGCGTCATGGAGTGCCACGAGGTGAAGGGCCACTGGCAGGACGATGCCAGGGCCAAGATCAAGATTGCCGCGGCCATGTACCCGTTCCGCTTTATCGCGGTGAAGGTCAGGCGCAAGCGCGACGGCGGTGGCTGGGAAGTGGAGGAATTCTGATGCACGCGACAGTGACTGCGTCGGTCCGCCTGCGCTGGTGGCTGCGCTGGTGGCTGCGGTGGTATCTGGCTGCCGTGGTGTGGTTTGCCCGGGCCACGGGCATGGAACCGGACTGGGAGCGGGTCGAGTGGTGGATACGCCGCGGCCTGGTACTGCGAACGACGAGGGATGGTGATGGACGCTGCACGGATTGAAGAGGTGGCGGCTGCCCTGACCGCTGAGCAAGCGGCGCGCGCTGGTGCTGATGCTGCCCTGTCAGCGCTCATCGAAGGCAGCACCGACAGCCGCATCGACCGACTGGTCGGGATCATCGAGCAGCAGGGCAAGCAGATCGCCGAGCTGGCAATGCACGTTGGCCTGCTCGTGCAGGCGGTGGCGCAGCTGCTGGGCGAGGAGGCCGGTGCACCGGTGCAGGATGAAGATGCCGAGCCTGAGCGCGTCGACCTGGACGGGAAGCCCTACTGATGAGCGCCCGAGGGCTGGCAGGTAACCGGCAGGCCAAACGCGCCTTGCCGACGAACAGCCGAGCTTGGCGCGCGCTGCGAGAGACCATTCTGGTTCGGGACCTGTACCGATGCCAGGAACATGGCTGCGGTGTTCTCTGCACCGGGCGCGGCCAAGCCCACGTCGACCACGTGGATGGTGACCCCAACAACAACGCCCCGGAGAACCTGCGGACGATGTGCATCAGCTGCCATAGCCGGAAGACGGCCCGCGAGGACGGCGGCTTTGGGAACGCCCAGCAGGTGGTTGTGGGGTGCGACGCCGACGGTTGGCCGATCAAGTAGGCCAACAGCGCCGGCGCGGGGTTATCCACAGAAAGCTGAATGAAAAGGGGAGGGGGGGCTCAAAAGTTTGGGCCGATCGCCCGGCGATACGAGCGCCCCCCGTTCTTCGCGCATCCACAGTTGGAAAGACGACCCCCCGACCGGGGCAGAAAATGGCAAATCCAAGGACACCAGCCGCAAAAGCAGCAGTTTCTGGCGCAGCGGCCAAGAACCCAAAACGGCACAAGGACCGCAAGACGCCGAAAAAGGCCAAGGCGGTCGGGCCTCCCTACAAGGGGATGACGAAACCGCAGATCGCGGTTTGGCGTGAGCAGGTCGAAAACATGCCGTGGCTGCATGCCGGCCACCGGCTATTGCTGCGCCAGGTCTGCATCTTGGCGGCTCGGATGGAGACCGACCCAGAGATGGGGGTTTCGGCCCTCCAGGCGCTGGGCTCCCTGCTTTCCAAGCTCGGCGCAACGCCGGTTGACGAGACAAAAGTGAATCATGGCGGCGAAGAGGACGAAGACCCCGACGACAAGCTCTTCTGATCGCACTTCGGCCTATGCGCTGGCCGTGGTAGCAGGTGAGATCGTGGCCGGTCCCCATGTGCGAAATGCATGCCGCCGGCACCTTAAGGACCTGCAAGACGGTCACGAGCGCGGCCTCTACTTCGACCAAGCTGCGGCGCAAAGGGTTTTTGAGTACTTCGAGACGATTCTGAAGCTCTCCGAGGGCCAGTTCGAGGGCCGCTCTTTTGAGCTGCACCCCTCGCAGGCATTCATTCTCGGATCGCTGTTTGGCTGGAAGAAGGCGGACGGCAACCGGCGATTCCGTCGCGCCTATATCGAGATGGGCAAGGGCAACGGAAAGTCGCCCATGGCCGGCGGCATTGGTTTGTATGGGATGACCTCCGACGGGGAGGCTGGCGCGCAGATCTACGCCGCGGCCGCGAAGAAGGAGCAGGCCGGAATCCTGTTCGCCGACGCGGTGAAGATGGTTAAGGCGTCAAAGGCGCTGATGAAGCGTCTGGAGTTCTCCGGCGGCGAGGGGCGCGAGTACAACATCGCTCACCACAAGAGCGGCAGCTTCTTCCGGCCGGTTTCGCGGGACACCGGGCGAACAGGCTCCGGTCCTCGCCCGTACTTCGTGCTTGCCGACGAAGTCCACGAGCTGCCCGACCGGCGCGCCATCGAGATGCTGGAGCGCGGCTTCAAGTTCCGGCGACAGCCGTTGCTGTTCATGATCACCAACTCGGGCAGCGACCGAAACAGTGTTGCCTGGGAGGAGCACGAGCACGCGGTGAAAGTGGCGGCTGGGCATACCGAGGCGGTCAACGATCCGACCTTTGTCGGTGAGCCGCTGGACGATCGCACTTTCAGTTACGTGTGCGCGCTCGATGATGGCGACGACCCACTGGAGGATCCGACCTGCTGGGCCAAAGCGAACCCGTTGCTCGGGATCACGATCACGGAGGAGACGCTGCGGGACATTGTTCACCAAGCGAAGGCGATTCCCGGCCAGTTGAACGGCGTGCTGCGCCTGCACTTCTGCGTCTGGACCGATGCTGAAACTGCATGGATGACCCGCGCGACGCTGGAGCCGGCATTGGCCGACTTCGAGATTGCCGAACACCACGGAAAGCCGGTGTATGGCGGGCTCGATCTGTCGCAGGTGCGCGATCTGACCGCTGCGGCGTTCGTCGTCCAAACCGGCAGCTTGCCGATCACCGTCATGGTGGAGGGCGAGGAGCGCGTGGTCGAGAAGCCGACGTTTGATGCTTGGATTGAGGCATGGACGCCCGGCGACACGGTGGACGCACGCCAGCTGAAGGACAAGTTGCCCTACCGGACGTGGATCGAGGCTGGCCACTTGCACGCGCCGAAGGGCAAGACGATCAGCTTCCGACATGTGGCTCAGACGCTGGCCGACTACGACCAGGGCTACTCCATTCAGCTGATGGCCTATGACCGGTATGTGTTCCGCCGCTTCGAGGACGATGCCAAACAGATTGGCCTTTCGCTGACCTTCGCCGAGCACCCGCAGGGCGGCACCAGGAAGGGCAAGCCGCTAGAGGCCGCAGCCGAGGCCGCCAAAGCAGCAGGGCAGCCGGTGCCAGAGGGCATGTGGATGCCCGGCTCGCTCAACCTGTTGGAAGAGGCCCTCTTGGAGGGCCGGATCCGACTGAAGAAGAACCCGGTCCTCGTTTCAGCGCTCATGTCGGCGGTGATCGAAACCGACAAATGGGATAACCGCTGGCTCTCCAAAGAGCGGTCCATCAACAAGATCGATCCCGCCGTCGCACTGTGCATGGCTATTGGTGCAGCGCACGCGAGCTTTGTCCGCTCAGCTTCTGTGTACGAGAAGCGCGGGATCCGGTTTCTATAGGGAAAACCATGTCCAGGTTCAATGAAGAAGACCTGAAGTCGCTGGACCGGCTCTGGAATCCGCCGCCGGCGGCGCCACCCAGCGCACGCGCTGAGGCCGGCCAGTTCACGGGAATGAATGACCCGGCTTTGCTGGAGTTCATCCGATCACAGGGCGGCCACGGCGGCGGTGGCTACCAGCTGCGCAACATGGCGGTGCTGAGGTGCCTGTCCCTGATCTGCGGGACCATTGGCATGCTGCCGCTGAACCTGGTTGAGTCGGGCGGGAAGAAGCGGATAGCGGTTGAGCATCCCGCGCACCGCCTGCTGAAGATCAAGCCGAACCCGTGGCAGACACCACTGGAGTTCAAGCGGCAGATGGAGCTGGCCCGGCAGCGGCACGGGGACGCCTACGCGCGGATCGTTTGGTCAGCAGGCCGGCCAATCCACCTGATCCCGCTGGACTCCCTCGCGGTGCGGGCTGAGCTGGGCGACGATTGGCGGATGATCTACCGGTTCAACAGCAAGAAGCGCGGCGAGGTGATCCTCAAGCAGGAGGAAGTGCTGCACATCCGCGATCTATCCGTGGACGGCGTGACAAGCCTCTCCAGGATGAAGCTGGCAGATCGGGCCATCCGCCTGGCGCTTGATGCGGAACAGGCGGCGAGCCGGATCTTTGAAACCGGCAACATGGCTGGCGGTGCCATCGAGGTGCCCAATGCGCTCAGCGACGTGGCCTACGAGCGCATGCGCACGTCCCTCGACACCGAGTATGCCGGCGCCGCCGCGGCGCAGCGCTGGATGCTGCTGGAGGAGAACGCCAAGGCCAACAAGTTTGGCAGCACCGCGCAAGAGGCCCAGCACGTCGAGAACCGCAGCGCACAGGTGGAGGAAGTGGCCAGGCTCTATGGCGTTCCCCGCCCGCTGCTGTTCCTGAGCGACACCAGCTGGGGCACAGGCATCGAGCAGCTGGGCATCTTCTTCCTGCAGTTCACGATGCTGGAGCACTTCACCAACTGGGAGCAGGCGGTCGCGCGATCGCTGATCGATGAGCGGGACCTGGAGCGCTACCAGCCGAAGTTCAACGTGCGGGCGCTGATGCGCGGCACGCTCAAGGATCAGGCCGAGTTCTTTAAGGCGGCTCTGGGTGCGGGCGGCAGCCAGCCATTCCACACTGCGAACGAGGTCCGTGACCTGCTGGATTACCCCGAATCGGATCAGCCCGGGGCCAATGACCTGATGAACCCCATGACACAGAAGGGAAAGAGCAATGAGCCTCCGGCAGCTGCCTGAAATCCGTGCCGAGCGTCGGCTCGGCGCCGCCCAGTTCGACATGCGCCCTGACGCGCTCGAACGCTGGGAGCCTGAAGTACGCGCCGCCGGCAACGACGCGAACAGCATCTCGATCTATGACTCGATCGGCGAGAACTGGGAGGGGACCGGCGTAACCGCCAAGCGGATCAGCGCCGCGCTTCGTGCCATCGGCGCGAAAGACGTGGTGGTGAACATCAACTCGCCCGGCGGCGACTTCTTCGAGGGAGTTGCGATCTACAACCTGCTGCGCGAGCACCAGGGCAGAGTGACCGTCCAGGTGATGGGCCTGGCCGCGTCAGCAGCGTCGGTGATCGCGATGGCCGGTGACGAGATCCTGATGGGCGACGGGTCGTTCCTGATGATCCACAACGCTTGGGCGGTGGCCATCGGCAATCGGCACGACATGGCCGACGCGGCAAAGCTGCTGGAGCCCTTCGACGCAGCCATGGCAAAGGTCTACGCGGCCCGCTCGGGTGTCACCGCGGCCGAAGCGGCCCGGATGATGGACGAAGAGACCTGGATCGGCGCCGCCCAGGCGGTAGAGGACGGCTTCGCCGATGGCTTGCTGGACGGAGCTGCCGCTACCAAGGATGCCAAGCAAGCATCGGGTGGACGCAAGGCCCTGGCCTTGGTCGAGGCGGCGATGGCCAAGGCAGGCCACTCCCGCTCCATGCGGCGCGACACCCTGAAATCGCTGTTCAACGGCAAGCCGAGCGCTGCCGGGTCCGCCACGCCGAGCGCTGGCGGCAACGAAACCTCGGCCCTGCTGCAGGGCCTTCTCGACAACATCAAAGCCTAAGAGGCCAACACATGACCAAGATGACCCATGGCCGCGTCCCGCGCGGCCTCGTTTCCGTGCACGCCGATGGCGGCAGCCAGCCCGACGTGAAGGTGCTGGTGGAGTCGCTGAACAAGGCATTCGCCGACTTCAAGGCCGAGCACACCAAGCAGCTGGAAGAGATCAAGAAGGGTAGCGCCGATGCATTGCAGGCCCTGAAGGTCGACAACATCAATGCTGACATTACCCGCCTGCAGGCCGCGGTCGACCAGGCCAACACCCAGATGGCCGCGTTCCAGATGGGTGGCGGTGCGGGCGGTGAACGGCTGGCCGATGCGGAATACAGCACTGCCTTCTCGGCGCACTTCCGCAAGGGCGACGTGCAGGCGGCGCTGAACAAGGGCGTGGCTGAAGAGGGCGGCTATCTGGCTCCGGTGGAATGGGATCGCACCATCACCGACCGGCTCGTCATCCTGTCGGACATGCGCCAGCTGGCCAACGTGGTGCCCTGCTCGGGCGCTGGCCTGACCAAGCTGTACAACATGGGCGGCACGGCGTCCGGCTGGGTCGGCGAAGAAGATGCTCGCCCGCAGACCGCTGGCCCGCAGTTCAAGTCGCTGGGCTTCGGCTGGGGCGAAATCTACGCCAATCCGGCCGCCACCCAGCAGCTGCTGGATGATTCGGAGATCGACCTGGAAGCATGGCTGGCTGGTGAGGTGGATACCGAGTTCGCCCGGCAGGAGGGCGTCGGCTTCTTCGCTGGCGACGGCGTGAACAAGCCGTTCGGCATCCTCACTTACGTGGAGGGTGGTGCCAATGCGGCCAAGCACCCGTTCGGCGCCATCAAGGCGGTGAACAGCGGGGCGGCGGCAGCGATCACTGCCGACGGCATCATCGACCTGGTGTACGACTTGCCATCGGCCTTCACCGCCAATGCGCGCTTCGCCATGAACCGCAAGACCCAGGGCGCCGTGCGCAAGCTGAAGGATGCCCAGGACAACTACCTGTGGCAGCCGTCGCTGATCGCCGGCCAGCCTGCCACCCTGGCCGGCTTCCCCGTGCAGGATGTGGCGGCGACCCCGGATGTGGCCGCCAACGCTGTCGCAGCACTGTTCGGTGACTTCAAGCAGACCTACACCGTCTACGACCGCAAGGGTGTGCGCGTGCTGCGCGATCCGTTCACCAACAAGCCCTACGTGCAGTTCTACACCACCAAGCGTGTGGGCGGCGGTGTGCACAACCCGGAGCCGATGCGAGCCCTCAAGATCGCCGAGTAATCGGCCCAGGGAACAGCGGAACCTGGGGCGGCTTCGGCCGCCCCTTCACTGGGAGAAGCTATGAGCAAGCTCACGAAGCCGTTTCGCGGTGTACGCGACGGCGAGATTTACCCGACTGATTTCACCGTCGGGGATGAATGCCCGCCCGAACTGGAAGCAGGTGCCCGGGCCTTGGGTGCGTTGTCAGAGGACAAGTCTTCGGCTGGACCGGAATCGGATGAGAAGCCGGCGCTGATAGCCAAGCTCGAGGCCGCCGGCATCCCGTTCGACAAGCGCTGGGGGGCGGAGAAGCTGGCCGCGGCTCTGGCTGAAGGGAAGAAGGACTGACATGCCCATCGTCTCACTCGCACAGGCCCGCTCGCATGTGCGAGTTGAGGCCGATTACCCCGAGGAACAGCTGCAGGCCGCCATTGCCGGCGCGCAGGATGCAGCGCAGGCATACCTCAATCGGCGGATCTACGAGGACGCCGACGCCTTGGCTCTGGCAAGGCGAAGCTACCCAGCCGTAATGCAGGCCGCCGCGCTTGCAAAAAGCCAGGCGCTGGCAGATGCGGCGTTCATTGAGGATGGGGACGAGCGCACCGCCGCGATACGGCTGGCGGTTGTCGCCCATCGCGAGGCGACAGTAGAGGCGGAGGCCTGCATCCACGGCGTTGTTGCGAATCCGAGCATCTTCTCTGCCATCCTGCTGACGCTCGGTCACCTCTACGCGAACCGCACTGATGTGATCGTGGGGGCTCAGGCGGTCGAGCTACCCAACGGTGCCAAGAGCCTGCTGCGCCCATACCGAAGGGTGATGATGCCATGACGCTTCTAGATGGCGATCTGCAGCACCGAATCCGCTTCGAGCGCAAGACCGAAACGCGCGACCCGCTGGGCGGCCCAGGTAAGCCGGTGTGGGTCGAGGTTGTGAGTGTGTGGGCCAAGGCCACCAACAATCTTGCGGCAACGACAGAGGCGGTCGCCGCCGGTGCCGAGCGCTACCGGGAGCAGGTTCGGTTCGATATCCGCCCGCGTGACGTTGATCCTCAGTGGCGGATCGTGTTCCGTGGCCGTGTCTTCGATATCAAGAGCATCGCACCCAGCAACGACCGCAGCGAGATGGCGATCATCGCCGTAGCGGGGTTGACCAATGTCTGAGCAGGTGAAGATCGACGGTCTGGACGGCCTCCTGCGTTCACTACGGGCCGCTCCCAAGGCGATTCAAGGGCGAGCCGTGCAAGCCGGTATGCGCAAGGGCGGCAACGTCATCCGCGACGACGCCCGGCGGCGGGCTCCGAGAGCATCGGGGTTCATGGCCTCGCAGATCGTCACCCGCCGGGCCAACACCAAAAGCCGGCAGCGGGCAGGTGTGGGCCAAAGCGGCGAGTACTTCACGGTTGGGGTTAAGACCGGTCGTCGCCGCAAGTACGCCAACACCAAGCGGAACCGGCGCCGTGGCCGCGTCGGGAAGGTCTATGAGGAGGCGGGCTGGGCCTATTACTGGCGCTTCAAGGAATTCGGCACCAGAAAGATGAGGGCCGAGCCGTTCCTCACGCCGGCAGGCGAGGCCAAAGGGCCGGAGGCGGCGCAGGTAATCATCAATGAAGCCTGGGCGGCGCTCGACAAGCAGCTCAAGAAGGATGGCTGGCGATGATGGTTCCCCTGATCCAGTCCCTGCTGCAGGGTGATGCAGCGGTTCGGCACGTGCTGGGCGACCCGATCCGGTTGTGGCCGGGAACCGCGCCACAGGATGCAGCACTGCCCTACGCGACGTGGGAGGTGGTCGGCGGATCGCCCACCGCGATGCTGTCCGATGCGCCGCCGGCCGACGGCTGGCGAGTCCGATTAACCGTGTGGGGCAAAGCCATGACGCAGGCCAACGGCGCGGCCGTCGCCATCCGCGACGCGATCGAGCGCGTGGGCAGCATCGAGTCTTACAACCCGACGCCTGACAGCGACGGCACGGACGCCTTTGGCATCTCCTTCGACGCCAGGCTCCTGCAACTGCGCTGAACCACACAACGGCAAACCACTGGCCCCGCAAGGGGCCTTTTTCATGCCCGGCGACGGGCGCAACACAAGGAAACCCTTATGGGACAGGTAATCAAGTCGAAGCACTCGCAGCTGTTCGTCGCCATCGCCGCGGCCGAGGTCATCAAGGTGACCCGCCTGCGTTCGGTCGGCTTCCCCGATGGCCAGGCATCGGAGATCGATATCTCCGACTACGACGACGACTGGGACCAGTTCGTCGCCGGCCGCAAGCAGACCGGCAGCACCAGCATCGAGATCATCTACGACAGCGTCGACCACGAGAAGCTGGAAGAGCTGCACGAGACCGGTGCCGTGGTGAATTGGCTGGTGACCGCGCCGCTGTCGGAAACCGAGGGTGTGGCCAAGCCGACCGCCGTTGCCGGCAAGATCACCCCGCCGGACACCGTGCTGTCCAAGCAGTTCGACGGCTTCGTGCAGAACTTCGCGGTGACCAGCCAGGACAACGATGTGTGGAAGGCGACGATCACCATCCGCGGTTCCGGCGCCGTCACCACGCACCGCCCGACGCCGTAAGGCTGCGGCAACGGCGCACACCCAGGCCCGCTCCGGCGGGCCATCTCTCTGACGGGGCGCGCGGATCCTCCGCGTGTTAGCCGTGCGCGGCCCGCGCGCCCTGTCGCCATTCAAGGAAACGGCCAATGAGCAAGACCAGCGAAACCACCCAAACCCAGCCGCAGCAGCCCGTGAGCATCCTGCAGTCGTTCACCAACCTGGGCATGTTCGCCTCCAAGGACGTTCGTGCCGACACGATCACCTTGCCCAACGGTGCCAAGGCGCAGTTCCATGTTCGCGAGCTGCCGGATGCGGAGTTCCGCAAGCTGTGGGGCGAAGGCGACCGCGCCAAGCTGATCGCAGCGACCATCTGCGACGAGGACGGCAAGCCCGTCATGAATGTGGAGCAGGCCGCCCAGCTCAAGCCGCTGGTTGCCGCTGAGCTGCAGCGTGTGGCTATGAAGCATTCCGGCTTCGGCGAGGATGCTGCCCAAGCCCAGGCCGACGCGGGAAACGGCTAAGGCAGCGCGGTGAGGACTGGTTCTGGAAGGTCCTCGCCGGCCACCTGCATCGCACGGTGTCTGAGCTGCAGGCGAGCATGTCGCGCCGGGAGTTCTTGGAATGGTGGGAGTTCCATAAGCGGAATCCCATCGACCCGGTAAGCCTGCACATCAAGCCCGCTGCCTTCGCCGCGTACATCACCGCCTCACACAGCCAGGGCGGCACCAAGCGCTCCTTCCAGGAGTACTTGGAAACCCTCGCGCCGCGTTCCGAGGAGGACGAGGCGCAGGACTGGTTCGATCGACTGGGATGACCATGACCAACACCTTCGGGCGCTTTGCTGCCCTCCCCATCGGCCCTCTGCTCGCTGCGCGCGACGGAGGGCTCACGCTCGCCACGACGAGCGCGGCCGACCTCAACCGCATGGCACGGTCGGACATAGCGCAAAGTGCCGGCACGGTGGGCGCAGAGTTCGCCCTATGGGGTGAGGACGATATGTCGGCGGTGGTAGGCATCGTCAACGGCGCGGCATCGTTGGCCGGCTATCCGGGCTCAGATGCCGGCGGAATCGGCTGGAACCTTGCTGGGGGAAGGGTGATCGCCAATGGCAGCGCGGTCGCGGTAGGGCTTCCATTCGTTGGCCGAGGGGATACCGCTGGCGTACTGGTGGAAATCGGAATTCCGAACCGCCTTAAGCTGTACCGCAACGGTGAACTTGTCCACGAGCGGGATTTCACGTTGGCCGGGCCACTGCACTTCGCCGCTGCACTCGCCGCAACCAAGGCCGGCGGGCTGTCCCTGGTGGTCAATGCGGGTCAATGGGGCGCACGGAGCCCTGCCGCCGCCGCTGGTTGGTACACCCCAGGACCTGCCGCCGATGTGGTGCGCCTCGCCGACGCTGACTGGCTCACGGCCCCGGGCGATACACCTGCGAACGTTCGCTTCGAGGGGTTGGTTGCCGAGGGCCTGACCCTTGTTAGCGAGATCAGCTTCTGGCCGTGGGGAGGCGAATCCCTGATCCAGACCAGTGCCGCGGAATGCTTGGTGCTGGATGCTGAGGGGCTTCTGGACGGACTGGCACAAGGCGGTGTGTCTGGATTGCCGGTACAGATCCGAACTGGTCCGGAAGACGGCATGCTCAATGACACGGTGCCTGTGTTTCGCTTCGCGGTGGATCGCATCGAGATCAACGACGACGGCAGTAAGACGTTGCACTTCAAAGACGCCCACGATGATCTTGACGGGACGATCAACCGTGGGGTCTTCCTGCCCAACATTCCCGCACTCGCCTGGAAGCCGCAGCCAGTGGTAATTGGGGCTGTTGCCAGCGTACCCGCCATGGGGGCCAACTCAGATGCCACGGCCATGTTTGTGGCTGATGCGCCGATCTATGCGGACACGGTGATGGACCGAGGCGACACATTGGAGCCTGGAACGTTCAGCGTCTCGCCGGATGGGCAGCAATTGCTGATGAAATCGCCACCGGTAACCCCTGTGGTGGCAGACCTGTCCAGCATCGGCCCGGGGCAGCAACCTGCCACACTGCGGCAGGCTATGGCCGATATCATGGGAAGGCTGGGCAAGACAGCATGGGTAGCGGCTGATTGTGCAGCGATCGATGGCGAAACCGGGTATGCCGGCATTGGCTACTACGCCGGCAGCGCGGTCACCGGTCGAGATGCAATGAACGCGATCCTCCCCAGCTACGGCGCGGGTTGCTACCAGGATCCGAGCGGGCCGCTACGATTCACGCGGGTGATTGCGCCGGAGACCTCCGGGGCAGCGCCAGCGTTTGATCTGAGCGAGGCGGACATGGCTGAAGACCTGCTCTGTGTCCCCGATGACGCGCCGAATCTGACCCGCCGGATGGCGTATCGGCCGAACGCCCAGGCGCTGTCGGCATCGGACCTGGTGACAGACGTAGTGGATGTGCCTCAATGGCGCCGCGACGAACTGGTGGGCCTGTTCAGGGCGCAGGTATATGGAGCCGGGGCGCTCCATCCTCACTATCGCAGAGCTGACGCAGCCGACCCGGTCGTGTCGCTGTTCTGGCGCTCGGTGGACGCACAAGCAGAGATCGACCGCGTAGTGGGCATCTACCGCGACCAACGCTTCTTCTATCAGGTCACCGTCCGGGGCGATCAACAGTTGGCCCCGCTTCCGGGACAGATTGGCCGGCTGACTTACAGCCGTTATGGCCTGGCCGACGGTAAGCCGGTGTTGGTGCGGCGCGTGGAGCGCAACCCTGCCACGGGGGACGTGGTGCTTACCCTGTGGGGATGATGACGTGTTGATTGGATATGGCATGCCGGCGGTGGAAACCGTCACCCTCACCGGCGGAACGTGGCTGTCGGCGGACCAGGGCTCGGCGCTCTTCGATGGTAAGCCGGGGCGAGCGTCGCGGATGCGGCGCACCAGTTCGCTGGCGATCACGATCACTCTGGCCGAGGCTGTTGTGCCGGGGATCATCGCGGTTCTCGGCCTCAACATCCCGCCCGGCGTGCAGGTGAGCGCGGCCGGCGCCAGCGGCACCACGGTGCGACTGCCCGACGGGAGTGTCTGCGCATGGCTGTTTCCGAAGGCCGATGCCCTGGTTTCGACCGTGTCCGTCGAGTTCGCGACAACCGCGACGAACGTGGACGTGGGCGAGATCGCGATCTTCCGGGCAGTCGAGGTGGGCATCAGCGACGGCTGGGCGGTGGCCACAATCGACACCAGCGTCCACACCCGTACCAAGGGTTCGCAGGTCAACACGGTTGCTGGACGTCTGTACCGCCGGCTGACTTGCACCCTGTCTGGTCGGGCGACGGCTGCCGTGCGCGGCGGTGGACTGGGCGGGACCGATTGGGAGACGGTGGCCGCTGCGATCGCGGGACGCCGGCGATCCTGCGTTGTGCCGCAGTACCGGGACATGATCAGCAAGGCGTTTGACCCGCTGCTGGCGGCGCGGTCGGCGCTCTACGGCTACCCGACGCAGCTGCCGTCGGCGGAGAACATCAGCCGGCAGTACTTCACCGGATACATGGAATTCGAAGAGGTTCCCGCGTAGCTGTTTGTTGAGGCCCTAAGAGAGTGCGAGAATCGGCGTGGAAGACTGACACGGGGATCGCAATGAGAAATCCAATGGCTTTGACAGCGGCTGCCGTCGTGCTGGCCTCGGGGATGCTCCTTGCCTCCTGTGGCGGCACGTCGCCAGAGCAACGCGCCTACCGCGAGGCGAGCAAGAATTGCCAGCAATGGGTCAAAGAGTCGGCCAAGAACCCATCCTCGGCGAAGATCCCGCAACCGGCCTCGGTCCGCAGCGCCAGCGGTCAGATCATCGTCCAGTGGGGGCATGGTGAGGGGCTGACGCTGATGAACGGTTTCGGCGCAAACGTCGACGCCACCGCGCGATGCACCATGTCGTTGGATGGCCACTTTCTGAAGGAGCTGGTGATCAACGACGAAGTGATCCGAAGATCGTCCTCCGACTGAGCGATCGTCAACAGAAGCCGCCCAATGGGGCGGCTTTTTTGTACCCATCTCGGCCCGCCATGTGCGGGCTTTTTTTGTGGATGACGGCATGAGCCTTTACACCCTTACCGTAGACCTGTTGCTGAAGTCGGGATCGTTCGAGAGAGACAGCGGGAAGGCCGCGCGTGTTGTAAAGCGCGACATGGAGACAATCCAGGCGTCAATGTCGGATGCTTCGCGTCGTGGCGCGGATGAGGTGTCTGCTGGATTCCGCCGCGTGGCCTTCGAAGCTGTTGGGATGACCTCGGCCTTGGCGGCGGTTAAAGCCGTGATTGGGAAGGCCGATGAGTGGACCAACCTGAACAACCGGCTTCGTCTCGTCACCAAAGACCAAGCGGCGTTCGTTGCAGCCCAGCAAGACGTTGTGCAGATCGCCAAGGCTACGCGGCAGCCGCTCGGTGCGACCGCCGAGCTGTATCAGCGCATCGCAATGAATCAGGATGCACTGGGGCTTTCCGGCGCGGGTCTTGCGCGAGTCGTCGAGACCATCAGCAAGACGATGGTGATCAGTGGCAGCAGTGCGGCCGCTGCCGAGGGCGCGTTGATTCAGTTGGGGCAGGCGTTCGCATCTGGCGCACTGCGGGGTGAGGAACTGAATTCAGTGCTGGAAGGCGCTCCGGCGCTCGCGCAAGAGATTGCTAAGGGGCTGAATGTCCCGATGGGCAAGCTGCGCGAACTTGGGCAAGCCGGAAAGTTGAGCGCTGACCAGGTAATCAACGCTCTCCAGCGCCAGGCCAGTGCGGTTGACGAGGCGTTCGGCAAGATGGACGCGACGGTTGGCCAGTCACTGACCCTGCTCAATACCAATCTTTCGGAGATGATCGGGCGCGCGGATGATGCGACTGGCGCCTCCCAGGCACTTGCAGCTGGCATTGGCCTGCTGGGCAGCAATCTTCAGACGGTCGCCGTTGGCAGCGCCGCAGTGGCCTCCGGCCCATTGGTGAAGGCGCTTCTGTCGCGGGTGGCGGCGGCAAACGCCGCGGTCGCCGCAGATCGCGCTGCAGCTGCCCAGAGTCTGGCAGCCGCTCAGCAGTTGGAGCTGCGTACGCGAGCGGCAATGCTGGATGCTCAGGCCGAAGCTCGCCGGATGCAGGTGATCGGCGGAAGCGTTTCGGTAAGTGCCAAGGCTGCTGCCGCGACGCTGGAGCATAGGCAGGCGACGTTGCTGCTCGCGCAAGCTCAGACTCAGGCCGCTGCGGCGAATGCTGGGTGGCTGGCGCGCGCGGGCTCGGCCACGTTGTCGGTGCTGGGCGGCCCTGCAGGCATCGTCACGATGCTGGCTACGGCGGCAGCCGGCTGGCTGCTCTTCCGAGACAACACTAACACCGCATCAGCTGCACTGATTGACTTCGGTGGCGCCGCCGATGTGGCGATTGAGAAATTTCGGGAGTTGAACCGGCAGCAGCAGGCTGGCGAGATCTTGCGGCTGCAGAAGGAAATCGGTGATGGTTACAAGGAGATCACGGCAACCATCCGTGACATGGCGCTGGAGTCTCAGAGGGGTATCACGAACTCCTACTCGGACGCATACGCGGCTTCGATCCGGCGTCTGGCCGACGAACTCAAGGCCGGCAAGCTCAGCGCTGACGAGTTCAGCGCACGACTTGAACAGGCGAATGCCAAAGTGCTCGAGGGTGCGACCGGCGCGGAGAGGTTCCGCGGTCGCATGGTGGAACAGACCGCAAGCGTCGCAACGCTCGCACGTGAAACCGAGCGTCAGGGCAATGTTCTTGAATCGTTGAATGCCGCCACCACCCAGGCCAAGAGCGCGACCGATGCCCTGTCTGGCTCCTTCAACGTATTGGGCGACTCGGCAGGCGCCGCAGGCAAGCGCATCGCGTCGGCCATGCAGTCGCTGCCGGGTCAGCTCGCCCGCGTGGGCAAGAGTGCAGCCGAAGTCGCACAGCTGGACGTGAATGACTGGTTCAAGGAGGCCCAAGCCAGCGGCGTCGACTTCTCCAAGCGCGATGACCCCAAGGTCAAGCAGTACATCGAGCAGGGCGCACAGTACATCCGGCTCCAGACGGAGCTGGCCGCTGCGCAGAAGAACTTCACGGAGTCGCGCAAGGCGTCGGCAGCCGCTGAGCGCGCCGGCGCCAAGGATCGCACGGCAGACGCGGAAGCGATCAAGCGCTACAACGAGCAGGCTGCAATGGCCGCGGCAACGATGGCCGGGCCGCTGGCCGAGGCCACCGAGCGGCAGAAACAGCTCGAGGACAAGCTCAAGGAAGCGCTGAAGGAAGGGCGCATCGAGCGGGCCGCGTACAACACGCTGGTCCTGGAGTCGCAGAAGGCGTTGGAGCAGTCCAGCGCGGAGATCAAGAATGCCCTCGCCAGCCCCGAGGCGCTCCTTGCGACGATGGATGCCGAGGTCGCCATGCTCGGCAAGGTCGGCCGTGCGCGCGAACTGTCGCGGCGCGAGATGATGAACGAGCGGGACATGCGGCAGGAGCTGCAGAAGGCGGTGGAGGCCGCGGGCAGCAAGGAAGCGCTGGCGCTGTCCAAGGGGGCAGCGAGCTACGAGCAGTACGAGCAGTCCATGCTGGACGCAGCCCGAGCATCGGCCGATCTGTCGCTGCGCGTGGAGGAGGCCGCTGCCAACGTTGAGGCGTGGGCCGGCGTGGTCGTCAACGGCGTGGGCGATGCCGCCGACGCCATGTCCGACTTCGTTGCCGGCGGCGTGCGCGACTTCGACAACCTGTGGGACGACCTGAAGGACACCGCCCGACGCGGGCTGCGCGACCTGACCCGCGAGCTGCTGCAGCAGAAAATCGTGATCCCCATCCAGACTCAGATCCTCAACGGGATGAACGGGCAGGGCGGTGGCTTGAGCCTGCAGAGCATCATGGGGCTGTTCGGTGGGAACGGCACCGCTGGTGGCGGTCAGAACCTGGGCACCATTGCCGGGCTGCTGTCCAAAGGGCAGGGGTTGTTTGGCGCGGGTGCCGCGTCCACCGGAGGAACGGCGGCCGGGTCGATGCTCGGTTTCGGCAACAACGTCGTTGCATTCACAGGTGGAGGAACGGCTGCCGCGGCCGGCGGTGCTGCCTCAGGAGCCGCTGGCGCGGCCACGGGTGCGCTCGGTGCCGTGGCGGCGTTTGCTCCCTATGCTGCCCTGATTGCGATGGGCATGCAGATGGCCGGGAGCGCCTACAAGGAAGGCTTCGGGCTGGAGAACCAGGACAAGTTCGATCTGCTGAAACGTGGTCACTTTGCTTCCGGCGGTCTGCTGACCCCGGTCATGCTCGACAGCATGTCGCTGGACTACCTCGGCCGCGCGCTGGGCATGAACCGGAAGACGGCGGCGATCTTCTCGGGTAGCTCGCTGATGGGCAAGGCGTTTGGTCGCAGTGCCCCGAAGATCACCGGCCAGGGCATCACGGGTTCGTACGGATTCGGTGGACTGGACGGTCAGAGCTACGCGGATGTGAAGCAGAAGGGCGGGTGGTTCCGATCCGACAAGAAGTGGACGCAGTACGGTGCCCTGGATCCGGGCATCGATCGCACGTTCGACATGGCTGCACGGCAGATCCGGGGCGCAACAACGGACCTGGCCAAGCAGTTGGGCGTGGACCTGTCGCGTCAGCTGGCAGGCGTCAAAGTCAGCCTGGGCAAGCTGCAGCTGTCGGCGGATTCGGAGGAGGCGCAGAAGCAGCTCGAAAGCTACCTGGCCGACATGCAGGACCGCCTGTACACCGAGGCGGTGAGGGCAGCGGGGTTCGGTGGGCAACTGGATGGCTTCTACAGCTCAGCCGATGTTTTTGGAGCGTTGAGCGCATCGATCCAGCTGGCGGTGGGCAATGCGGACGACCTCGGACGGGCGTTGAATGGCCTGGAGATCGACAAGGTCAACAAGGCCGTGGACTACTTCCAGGAGCTGGCAGCGGTGGCTGGCACGGACTTGGCCACACAGATCCAGAAGGTCAGCGGCCTGTTGGGCAACTACTCCACGCTGATGGCGGACGTTTCCACGCAGCTCATGACCGGCGACCTGTCCAGCTACCAGCAGCAGGCGCTGAGCATCGAGCGAACGTACCGGCAGCAGGTGAAGTCGGCCAACGACTACGCCAAGGCCCTGGGCTTGTCCGGTGCACGTGCCGAGGACCTGGCCAAGATCGAAGCGCTGCGCGCGATGAACATGGGCAAGCTGCAGGCACAGATCGACAAGGACAAGAAGGCCATGCAGTACGGCCTGTCGATCAGCGACCTGTCTCCGCTGACGGACCAGGAGAAGCTGGGCGAGGCGATGAAGGAGCTGCAGCGGGCGGTGGCCGGTGGGGACACCAGCGCTGCGCAGGCTGCGGCCCAGGCGGCCCTAGGCTTCGGTCGGAACCTCTACGCCAGTGGCAAGGACTACAACGGGCTGTACGACCAGGTGACCGGGCTCATCGACGGCATGAAGGTGGGCAACCTCGACAAGGATGACGGCACCAGCATGGGCCAACTGGCGGACGCTATCGAGGCCCTGCCGGACAACTTCAGCCGTGCCGTGTTCGACCTGGTGGTGGACAACAAGGCTCAGGCGGAGACGACGGCAGCAGTACGGGAAACCAATGCACTTCTGACCGATGCCCGCTCACTGCTGCAGGACCTGGTCTCCGTGACGACGCAAGGGGTGCGGACCAGCACCAGCTCGGCCATTCGCGCGGCTCTCAACGCAAGGTAAGTCACATGAAAGCAAGGAAAATAACCCTGATCGAGATCGGGGCAGGGCCGCTTCCATCGGTGACCCCTGTTCCGCTGCGGGAATCCTCTTGGTTCCCGATCGCGTACGTGTCTCCGGATGTGCCACCGGTGGAGGGTGTGGTGCCCAATCCGGTCGCCGATGGCGTGCTCATCGAGTGGGACGCCGTAGACCAGGAGGGGGTGATCTACATCATTGAGCGCGGACCAACAGCGCAGGGGCCGTGGACGGAGATCGCCCGGGTGGTTGAAACCCGCTATCTCTACAGCGATGGCAGTGGGCAGGAATGGTGGTTCAAGATCACCGCCAGCGTGCGCGGCAAGGCGGGAGAGGGTTCCATCATTCCGGTGAAGCCCCCGCCGACGGCGCAGGAGATCATCGACCTGATCGAAGAGCAAAACCGGCTCGGTCAAGAGATGGCAGCGGGGTTCGCCGAGCAGGCACAGCAGATCGCCAATCTGGACGCTGCCTTGAATGCGGCTGTCTTTGACCCTGAGATGGCATACAACCCGGGGGCGGTCGTTAAGTGGGAAGGCGGGCTGTACTACGCACTCGTGGAAACGAAAGGGAATTTGCCATCGGATGCGGCGTTCTGGAAGAAGATCGGCGACTACAGCTCCTTGGCGGAGGCGGTAGGGGCTCAAGGCTTGCAGCTGACAAATCACAGCGTTCGCATCGAGCAGACGGAGAATGGCCTGGCGGTCATCTCCGAGCGCGTTGATGGTGTGGCAACGGCGCTGGAACAAAAGGCAGACGCGGCTGCATTGAACGCCCTATCGAGCCGGGTGAGCGAGAGTGAGGATGGAATCCGAGCCAACGCCGAGGCAATCTCCGCAGCCAACGCGGCGATTGCAGGAAAGGCGGACACGTCCGCAGTGACGGCACTGTCCACCACGGTGCAACAGCAGGGCGAGAGCATCGCGGCGAACGCATCGGCGCTGACCAGCGTACGGTCTGAGCTGGGCGGCAGCGGAAACCTTGCATTCAACACGGGATTTGAGTGGGATGCGGGTGGATGGGACTGGATCTGGAATCCGGCCGGCTTCCAGGTGATGCGCAGGGATTGGTGGTCTGCGGACTGGTTCCCTGTCGGGGGGCATACGATTGGCTCAGCCGCCAACGGTGGGGCCGCGAGCTACAACATCCTGCGCAACGGAGCCAACGTGTCCTGCAAGCCTGGGGAGAGGTTCTGCGCCTCGACCAAGTTCCTGGCACATCGATGCGATATCGCCTTCGGCATGATCTTCTACGATGCCGATGGCATTCAGATCGGGGAGCCGCAGGCGGCAGCGTCCGCACGCAATCCGCAGGGTGGTTCGGTGTACGCCAACTATGCCACCTCTACGCGATTCGCCACTGCGCCTGCTGGTGCCGCATCTGTGCGCCCTGTGCTGTTCGTTTGGACCACGACCGAAACCAGCTGCAACTTCTGGCTGCTTGAGCCGATCTTTGCCCGCGTGACGGCGCAGCAGACGGTGCCGCCTCCCTACCAGCTCGGCGTTCGCGGCATGGATTACAAATATGCTTCGGTCACCCAAGCGATTGAGGCACGAACGACGATCAATGAGAACGGGATCGCCGAGTATCGAGCCAGCTGGACCATGTCGCTTGACGCCAATGGTCGGGTGGCCGGTATACGTTCGGTGAACAACGGCACGACGAGCACGATTGATTTTCTGTTCGACAAGGTGCGATTTGTGTCACCTGGCAACGGCCGGCGGATGGAATACAGCGATGGGCACTTCACCGGATACGACGAGAACAACAAGCGGCGCATCCGTCTTGGAACATGGAGCAGCTGATGCCTACTGGACTGCAATGCTGGGACGAGTTCGGCAACATCACCGTTGACCTGACTAGCCGAATGACCCGGCTTCTTGGAGTTGTGAATCAGAGCGCCGGTGGATCGCTTCAAGAGCCTGCGCTCTCGCAGGGAATCCCATTCGTGCTACCGATCCTTGACCAGAACGGCCTCATGTATCCGGTCGATATCACCGTGCCGACTATCAGCGGCACAAGCGTTAGTTGGACCACACCTGCGAACTTCTACTTTGGGACGTACTGATGCCTGCCGGGTTCCAGTTCATCAACAACAATGACAACGTCATCATCGACGAAAATTTCTTCAACTACGCCTTCATTTCAAAGCACACGCTGACCTTCCAGACTGCAGCAGGGCCGGTCACAGGAGGCTTCGGAAACCAAGCCTTCCTGACCGTCACCGGCGACAGACCATTGGTGGCCGCGCGCTGCAGCAAACCATTCACCGTGAGTCGTGCGCGCCAGGTGAGCGGGGGGTGGGAGTTCGGCTGGATCAGCGTGCATGGAGGCGGTGCTGCAGTCGGCGACACAATTGAGGTATTCGTGTTTGACCGACCTCCCGTCCGGTCCGGCCCGGGCTTCGGATTGCAGGTGTTCGACGCCCAGGAACGCGTTGTTTTCGACTCGCAGAACCGGTACATGCGCGTGGTGGATGCTCGCACCCTGGTGGGCTCTACGCCGTCCGCAGACGTGAACTTAGGTCCAGGCACCTACGCGCAGATCATCACCGTGCCGGGCTTTCGCTGGACCGGCGTGCAAGCCTCGCCTAGCGCGGATTGGCAGTGGGCTTGCTTCGCTGGCTTGCTTACATCAAACGGAAACGGCTACACGGTCGCCCAAGGGACGACTGGGGAGGGGACATATGCATTCTTTGGCAATCCGGCGCCGCGGGCGATTAGCAGCCAGATGCACATCATGACCGTAAACGTGGCGGGGTACTGACATGGAGACCAACATGGCGTTGATAAGCGAGAGCGCGGCCTTCGGAACTCGGGTGGAAGCAATTGCGCCGCGCATAGGCATCGACTGGAACCCGTACACCAACGATGGCCCCGTAACATTCCACTTCGAGAAGCTGACCACACAGGCAGACGGCACGGTGTTGGAGCGCACCTTTCTGGGCGTCCTTCCCGCAAAGATCAGTGACCTGTTAGCAATGACATACGTCATCACCAACCCGCTGACCGGTGAAGAAAGCACTGAACCTGGGTGGAAGCTCATGGCGATGATCAAGGCAGCGACCGATGCCGTCTATCTTGCGAGCCTGCAGCCACCATCAGGCGCGGCACAGCTGCCCCCGGTGGATCCCGGACCGACCGCTTGAGGGGCTGTCCCCTGCAAACGAGTTTGCGGCGGTGTCGGCGTGAGAGCGGGGTGCTGATGGTTTTGCCGGTTCAGAAATAGTCGACGTGGAAAATTGGTGTGGAAGGTGAAATGCTCATATCACTTCTTAGTGGAGTAGATGGGCATGAATGATCGTTTCAGTTTTGAGGCCTTCCATGACGTACGGAGAGGTTGCGAAATAACAGTCAATGTTGTGACCGATGGTTCAATTGCAGCCAGCTTTCGAGTTGAACATGGCAGCACACTTCTCGTAGAGGAGGAACTCGTCGATAGCTTTGATTGCGTTATGGCAGCGCGGGAGGCAGGGTTTTCGGCGGCCGGGACGTGGATGGCCGTTAACTGGCCATAGCGCCTCTTTTGACGCTGGGCTTCCTCACGCCGCCACGACGGTGGCTGCGGCCAGATTGCGCCCATGTGCTATTCCGCCCAGATCACCGCCGCCTATCAGAAGCTGGTCCGGATGACCGGCGCCACCCTGTCGCTGCAGGAGTTCGCCGCGCTCTACGCGCATGACCCGGGCAAGAAGCGGCCCAAGACGCCGAAGGCCATGGATGACGCCTTCCGGGCTGGCGCTAGCCCGGCGGAGCTGGCGGTGTGGGCCGAGATCGAGCAATGGAACAGGGCCGAGGCCACCATCCTGGAGCAGGAGCTGTTCGCCAACCGCAAGCGGCTGGCCGACGCTGAGCGCGCGCTGCAGGTGAAGGAGACGAAGAAGGCTCGGGAGGATGTGCGGATCGCCGGCAACAAGATCGAGCGGGCCAAGGCACGGCTGGCGGACCTGCAGCGCGTTGAGCCGAAGGACCGCGACAGCCGCATCTTCCCCGGCGTCTACGCCCCGGTGATCATCTCCGAGGGCGGGAAGCTGGTCATCAAGCCGATGCGCTACCAGTGCCGCCTGGCCGGGAAGCCGGCCAACTACGACCAGCGCTTCCCCGGCACCTACAACGCCCGCCGCGACAGCCTGGAGAAGTTCTGGGCGCCGGCGTTCGGACACACCCACGGCCTGATGGTGGTCGACACGTTCTACGAGAACGTCGAGGGGCCGGACGGGAAGAACCAGGTGGTGCAGTTCACCCCGCGCACGGGCGAGCCGATGCTGGTCGCGTGCCTGTGGTCGCACTGGAAGGACCCGGCCGGCAAAGAGCCGGATCTGCTGTCGTTCGCTGCCATCACCGACGACCCCGAGCCCGAGGTGGCTGCCGCCGGCCACGACCGGACCATCATCAACATCAAGCCCGAGCACGTCGAAGCGTGGCTCAACCCGGACCCCGCTGACCTGGTCAGCCTGTACCGGATCTTCGACGACAAGCGGCACCCGTTCTACGAGCATCGGCTGGCGGCGTAGGGAACTACCGATCCTGCCGCGCGCAGTTGCCCTATGGCACTGGTGAGGCGGGACGAGCATGCTGGCCATGCCGGACTCGGGGCCTATGGCAGCTCAACCCGGGGGCGCGTGAGCAGCGCCGCGCCGGCACAGAGTCGAGCCAGGCTCTGCCCTGCAATTCGGCCAAATTGACCATTTCGTCAAATCGCCGGTGCAGCGCTTAACAACTCCATCCCCTAACGATTCAGGCAGGACGCCAACGCGATCGCGGCCCTTGAGACGACTGGCCGTATGCTGCCGGCCATGACGCTCCCCCCTGACTTTCGCTGGACGACCCGGTCTGCCAGCCTCCCCGATGACCCGTTGACCGTGGTCGCCTGCCACAGCGTGTGGGTGGTGGCCATGATCCGTCGGGTGAACGACGGCATCTGGATTGCCTCGCTGGACCGGCACCGGCATGGCCCGGGCGGTCCGTTCCGCGTGTGCAGCAGCTACGAGCAGGGCCGCGCGGGGGCCGAGCTGTGGGTGACCAGGCACGAGGCCAGGCTGCGGGAGGATGTGGCCGCCATCTTGGCCTGGCAGGAGAGGGTCCGCGGCAACCGGCTGGCCAAGGCCGACCTGAAACCGCCGTTCGGCTGGATGGGGTAGGGCCAGGACCAGGCGACGTTCGGTCGGCGGGACGCGGTTCTTCAGCAAGCCTGTGGGGTTGTCGCCGAAGGATCAACGGGTAGCAGATCCACCAACGATCGTGCACTGGCCGGAATCAAAAGGTCGCAATTCTCGGACATCTCTTCCTTCACCCCATGCGCGAGGGTGAAGAGGTGGAGCTGCGCGCCCTCGCGTCTAGCAAACTTCATAGCCGGCACGAAATCGCTGTCTGCCGTAACCATCGCGATCACGTCGACATGCTTCTTCAGGGTTAAGGCGGCGATATCCATGCCGATTCGCATGTCGACGCCCTTCTGACGTATCACCGGCTTCAAGTCGGTTGGGCGAACTTGCAGCGTGCTGTTTTCAGAATCGAACCTCGCCGCTGAACGCTTCAATTTTTTGAACTGGGCGCTCCAGCCGTCGTGCGTACACTCTCCTTTGCGGAGAGCAAAGTGCGGTAGCTTCGCTACCTCTTTGAGCAGCGCTACGTTCTCGTTGAACACATCTGTACTGCCGTACTCGATTGATTCTCCCGTGAGCGGGTGATCGACTGATCGACCCAAGGGAGCTGCGTCGTAGTAGTAGATGCGGTGAAGTTCAAATCCCGATACAGCTTCATGCTTGCGAATAGAGGCGACCAACCGCTCAATGTTCGAAGCCGTCACTCCGCCAAGATCTCGCTTGATCTTGCGCTTGACGAACCCCGCATCCAATAGCAGCGCGTACCTCTTACCCAC